ACCACCGCCCGCCGTTACCCGCACATGACCCTCGTTGACGAGGAAGGAGTCACGGTCCACTTCGATCTGTGCAAGCCCTGTGCCACCGTGCTTGCCGACGAGGGCGTGATCGACGGCCTCGCTTGGATGGAGTGCCCACCAGTCGGCTACGACGAGGGCTACCTCTGCTGGCGTTGCCACTGCCGCATCTCCTTGGCCTGACCACCCCACCACCAAGAAAGGAAACCCATGACCACCCATCCCCACGCCGCCGAGATCGTGGAAGCGATCCGCTCCCACAAGACCATCGGTCGCTACACCTGCTCGGTCATTGACGAGTGCTACTCCGACGAGGAACTCATCAAGGAGTTCGGCTGGACACCGGCTGGCAAGCCCCGCACCGTCCTCGGTGCCGTCCGAGATGCCATCTACGCCCACAACTGCTGGGCCGACCGGTTCAGCGAGATCGCATCGACGGCTTGGTGACCGCCCGAACCTTCCCGAGTGTCACACCGACCAACTACATTCTCGTTCAAGGAGAGGATTACATGCACGCAATCGACCACGACTTCACGGCAACCGAAGCGGCCTTCAAGGCCGTCTTCGCTGACCTGCCGTCACGACCACCATCCGAGAGTCCGATCCCCGGCGCTAACTTCATGACACCCGACGTGCTCGGAGTCTGGAAGTACGAGCGGGGTTGGGCCGAGTTGTCCACCGGCATGTTCGGGGAAGACCGACTCTTCGGCATCACGATCCGCACCACCGACGGTGCCAAGGGCGAGGTGCCGGGACGCATGGTCGACACGAACGCCAAGACGCTTGAAGATGTCCGCAAGGAATACGACGAGGCCACCAAGCCGCTCGGAGCGCTGGTGTCTGACTTATGAACGTGGCTCGGCCACTGCTGGCATGGTGCCTTGGGAGAGCCAAGGACGAGGTTTAGTGTGCCTTTCATGAAACACCAGCAGTGGCGATGAGTCTCCGCTTGACACGACCAACCAATGTGAACTATCATCGCCAATAACAACCAACGACTGATCTAGGGAGGATCATGAGCACCATTACCATCAACCGAAACACCGTTCTGGAGAACGAGCCAATCACGGCGGTCGACATCGACAGCCACCCGCTCTCCGAACTGGTCCCGCCCCGCTTCTTCTTGACCGACTACATCGGTCGCAAGGTCAGCGGTGTCGAAGACATGGAGATTCTTGCGGCGGCCCACCGGCTCCACAAGAACGTCATGCTCCCCGGCCCGACCGGTTCGGCCAAGACCTCGCTGGTCTACGCCTACGGTGCCAAGGTCGGGTTGCCCGTTGTCAACGTCGCCTGTAACGGCGGTGCCGACGTTCGCCAGTTGCTCGGCGGCTGGTCGCCCAAGCCCGATGGCACCTACCACTACGTCGGTGGCGACTTGGTGGAGGGAGTTCGACACGGTGCGATCATCCTGCTCAACGAGATCAACTTCTTGCCCCCGAAGATCGCCGCCATCGTCTACGGTCTGCTGGATCGTCGCCGCACGATCTATTTGCCCGATGCCGCTGGCTCGGACTACCCGACGCAGATCAAGGCGCACCCGTCGGTGTTCATCGTGGCTGACTACAACCCGAACTACATCGGCACTCGCCCGATCAACGAGGCTCTGCTCAACCGATTCGCCATCAAGATGGCGTGGGACTACGACCCGAAGGTGGAGAAGCAGTTGATCGCTTCGGCCAGCCTGCTGGAACTCGCTACCAAGTTGAGGGAGCGCTCGGCGGTCGGTGACATCAACACCCCCATCTCCACGAACGCCCTCATGGAGTTTGAGGAACTGGCGTGGGACGACAGCCTCGGCTTCGACTTCGCCTGCGACAACTTCGTCAACTCGTTCGATCTGGAAGAGCGCAAGGTTGTCAAGGAAGTGCTGGAGGTCTTCTCCGCCCGCATCAAGGAGGAACTGTTCGGTGCTCCCGACACCTTCGTGGTGGAGAGCGACAAGATCACTACCGACCACCCTGAGTACACCGGCACGTTCGGTGGAACCACGGTCTGATCGGAACTAAGGAGGAACAATGAAGAAACTCAAAGTGGCCAAGGCCGATCAGAAAGTCACCGACTGCATCATTCGGGCGACCAATGCGGCGGCTCAGAATGTCGACTACCATCTCAACAGGACGGAACTGGTGGAGCGAGTGGAGGCGTGGCGTAGCGCCACCTCCACGCTGGCGGGGAAGATCGCCAGCATCATCGCCGGTCGCACCGTGGACATCGAATGGTCGGCGGACATCCCGCTCGCCGCTACCGATGGCAAGAACCTGATCTTGTCCGCCCGCTGGTTCTCCGACTGCGTGGTCCCCGGCATCGTTTCTCGCAATGCCGCTTCGACCGCCGAGCACTGGGGATCGTTGAAGTCGATGCTCTTCCATGAGATCAGCCACATCATGTGGTCGCCCCGCTTCAATCAGAAGCCGCTCAAGGAGATCAGAGACGACGGCGAGCGCTGGAGGGTCTGGAACATTCTGGAAGACCAGCGGATTGAGTCGCTCTTCACGACGAAGTACAGCCCGTCGATCCCGTTCTTCACGAAGATGGTCGCTGACCACATCCTGACCTCGGGCAACAGAGAGGGGCGCAAACTGGCGTGGCTCTGGATTCATGGCCGCAAGTATCTGCCTGAGACGATGCGGAACGAGTACCGCCGAGTCTTTGAGAACTACCTTGCCGACATCGGCGTGCTCGCCCGTGTCACGGCTGACGACTTCGCTTCGATCATCGACAGTTACCGAGTCTTGGTCTTCCCGACCGACTCCGAGGCTGGGCTGGCGCTCGTCAACAAGTTCTACGACCTGCTCCAGATTGTCTTTGAGGCCAGCCAGATGACCGAGCAGACATACAACCAAGAGGCTCACAACTGGCAGAACGGCCACCACATGCACAACTCGGGCCGCACTGTTCCGGTCGCTCAGTCCCGCAAGGATCGTGACGAGATGGTGGAAGACGAGGCCGAGGCCGAGCCGTCGGCTAAGTCCGAGTCCACCGAGTCCACTTCAGGCTCGTCCAACTCGCCTCTGCCCAGCGATGACCGTGCTCTTGGCGAGGCGATCTTGGCAAGCGAGTACGCCTCTGATGCCGTGGCCGAAGAGGGTATGGAGATGGTCAAGTCTGTTGCTCGCATGGCGGGCGACGAAGAGGGTTCGTACATTCCGAACGTGGCCAACACCTACGGCGCTCAGTACCACCCTGTCGATGACTGGATGCCCGCCGCCTCCAAGCGGCTGGTGCAGGAGATGGCCCGTGTCTTCGCTGACTACGAAGACGGGTGGGTCCGCAACAACTCCAGCGGTCGACTCAACATGGTCGATGCCATGTCCGCCCGTGGTAGCCACTTCGATGTCTTCGATGTCTGGCAGGAGACGGATGACGCTGACCTTTCGTTTGAGGTCGCCATCCTTGTCGACCGGTCGTCTTCGATGCAGGGCATCGACCAGTGGAACACGGCGAAGGCGATGTGGGTCATCCAGCGAGCCTGCGAGCAGTTGGAGATTCCCGTCACGATCATCGGCTACGACAACGAGGCTTCGATGATGGCGACGAAGAGCAACCGTGCTCGTCACAACGAGTTCATGGTGCTCCCCGCTCAAGGCGGCACCTATCCGGTTCCCGCCTTGCAGTGGGCTTCTTCGCTCATGAGGAACAGCCACGCCAAGAACCGGCTCATCATCTCGTTGACTGATGGCCAGTGGTCGTTCGGCAAGGGCACCAGCCAGCCTGAGTACATCGTGCTGGACACGCTCCACCGTCAGGGAGTTCAGTCGCTTCTCGTCACTATCGACAGCGGGTGGACGATTGAACCCAGCCGTGTGGGCAACCGCTACTACGGTCATAAGCAGTGGGTGAACCTCACCCGTGAGCGGATGAGGACTCTGCCCAACGAGGTCGGTCGACAGATCGCCGCTCTCGCTAACGAGACGCTGGGAGCCGTAGCGTGACCAGCACAACAGGAGGAAACATGGAGAAGAAGATCATGCACCGTGTCGTGCTTCACGTCGAAGTCGAAGACGGTGTGTACTGGCCCAGCGACACCAAGAGCAGGACCGACATGGAGGCGCTCACGAACGTGCTCCTTCAGTCGTTGGATCACATTCACGGTGCCGACGTAAAGGCCGTGTCATGGTGAGGCGTAGGAGATACCGGCTGGCGCTGGCGATTCTTACGTCACTCGCCGTGACGTATTCCGTTGGGGAGCAGAGCGCCAGTGGCCTCACCGCTCTTCAACTCACCGTCCTCTTCGTGGCGACTATGATCGTCTCGCTTCGGGTTCTGAAGCGGGTGCGAGATTATGTCGCATCGAAGTTGGTAGATGCCGATAGGCACGATAGATTCATCAACCACACCAACCGTTACGGAGGTAACACATGAAACTAGCGGCAAAGCAAATGGGGTCCATGAAGGCCGTCAAGGAGTCCTTGAAGAAAGGCGCAGGCGGCGACAAGACGTGGATCAAGAACATCCCCAGCGAGGGCATCGTCGTCCGCTTCCTGACCGAGCCTGAGCAGTGGTTCGGGTACTACGAATACTTCGACCGGGACAACAAGCAGTTCGTCCCGATGGCCGAGGGTGAGGTGCTCCCTGACGGAGTTCGCCCCTCGTTCCGGTACCTGACCAACGCTCTGGACGTGGAGACTGATCGGGTCATCCCGCTCAAGTTGCCGAAGACGGCGGCCAACTCGCTCATCATCAAGTACGACAAGTACGAGACTCTGCTTGATCGCAACTACGAGTTGGACAAGCACGGCGAGGGTCTGGACACGACCTACGACGTGACTCCGACCGGCCCGACCAAGATGGTGCTCAACAAGTACGACCTCTTGGACTTGGAGTCGATCCTTGTCGACGCTCGCAACATGGCGCTCGGGGAGTCCGATGTCGAAGAGTCCACCGGCTCGTTCAACAACGACGACATCGACACCGATGCCGACGATGACGACGATGAGATCGACAACCCGACGCTGGAGTCCGACGACGACAGCGCCGAGACGACGTACACCGAGGACGAGTTGCGGAAGATGTCGGTTCGTGACCTCCGCATCATCGCCCTTGAACTTGACCTTGACCCTCGGGGCAAGACCAAGGACGCACTCGTTGACGAGATCATTCTCGCCGCCGAGGCGTGAGATCGTCCCCGCTGGTCTTTCACCTCCTTTCGGCCAGCGGGGACACCTTCCCCCAACCAACCAGCCCAACCCAGCCAAGGAGAAGAACATGGCTAACCACAAGAAGCACCGCAGAATCATTCTTGAGAACCCGCCTGCTCCCAGCAAGCGTGGTCCCAAGAAGACCGGCACGCAGGAGTTCTTGCGCCGTCTGGCCAAGCAACACCCGAACGAGTGGGCAGTCTTCGACCGCCGCACCCGTTCAGGGCACACCTACCTCAGCAGTCTGAGAAAGAAGTCCGAGTGGAAAGACCGCTTGGAAGTGACGAGCCGAGGCAACGACGACGGCACCCGAGCCGTGTGGGTCCGCATCAAGGATGCGCCGACCTCGGACGAGTCATGAGCGGCTCACTCTTGAATGAGCGTCTTGCTCGGCTTCTGCGCCTGAAGACACAACTCAGCGAGTTGGAAGCCGAGCGGACCTCCCTTGAGGCCGTCATCCTCCGTGAGATGGATGAGCAGGACATCAAGTCCATGAACTTCTACGAGAACGGGATAGATGTCACCGCCACCACCGTCCACGGGTCGACCATGAAGTTCGACATGGATGCCATCAAGAAAGAACTCACCGAAGATCAGTGGGTCGGCATCACGAAGCAAGTGATCGACAACAAGATGCTGGAGGATCAGGTGGCCAAGGGAGCGATTCCCGTTGAGGTCATCGCCCAGCACTCCACTGAGGTGCCACGCAAGGGCTACGTCCGCTTCAAGTACGGCAAGTAACTGGCCTCACAACTGCATCAATGACTACGATGCACACATGGCCAGATCGTACTGCGAAGTCTGCCGACAGCCCGACGACACTGGGCTGGGCATCTGCTCAGAGTGTGCAACCGACGAAGACACGAAGGAGTGACCACTGTGTCCAATACTGCTACCCATACCAATCCATTCGACCGAGTTCGTGAGGCCAAGCGCTTCGACGTGGCCGAGATGTTGCTCACCGGAGACACGGTGAGTTGGAACGACATTATTGAGAGTGTCGGCAACTTCTCGCCACGGACGATGGGCTACGTCTTGCGAGGCTTGGAGGATCAGGGTGCCACCATCCTGAGACTGCGGGATGCCGAGCACGGCACCCTGTACCGATACGACCCGACGTGCGAGTACGACGCTCGGTTCCGACTGTCGAAGTCGGACGGGCCTGACGCACAACGACAGAAGAAGCACAATGCCGCTTACTCGGAAACAGCGGGATCGTAAGCCACTCTTCTGCGGAAAGTGCGGGCGTATCACTTACGCCGACTCCCCCGAACGCCAGTGGTGGCTGGTGGGCATGGATTACGGGACGACCGTAGTTCGATGCCCCCAGCACATTACTGAGTGGACGCTCCGCATCTCAGGACGAGGACGGAGCATGGCCTCATACCGCTGGAAGCGGCTGGCCAAAGAGAACGACAACTACGACTCCAGCATGATGTCGATGGAGCCGTTGTTCCTAGACGACGACATCTGAGCAAACATGGTAGGAAGGGAGGGCCATGTTCTTTCACACTCATGTCCATTCCGAGTTCTCATGTCTGGACGGGATGGCCGACATTCCCACGATGGTCGCCAAGGCGGCGAAGATGGGACAGCCGGGGATCGCACTGACCGATCACGGCAACATGAGTGGTGTCTTCCAGTTGTACAAGTCAGCCAAGAAGCACGACCTCGCCCCATTCCTCGGGCTTGAGGCATACACAGTCGGGCAGGTCGATGACAAGACGGCGAAGCGCCACCACCTCACATTGCTGGCGTACACGACGGATGGCTACAAGAACCTTGCACAACTCTCCAGCACTTCGCATCGCCGTGACCACTACCACTACAAGCCGAGGCTCAGTGAGTTCGACTTCGTGGAGGCCAAGGCCAATGGCGCTACCTCGGGCATTGCTTGTCTGACGGGTTGCTACTTCGGGGAGGTCTGTCAGGCCATCGTCTCAGAGCCAGATGAGGACGATGGGATTGAGAAAGCCAAGAGGCTCGTCCGGTTCTACCAGTCGATCTTCGACCGTGTGTACATCGAAGTCCAGCACCACAACACCCAGCATGAAGTGTGGGATGACGACCGCCTAGTTCAAGCGCTCCACCGACTCTCACAAGAGACGGGGTGCCCGCCCATCATCACGAACGACTGCCACTACTGCGACAAGGGCGAGAAGGAACTTCACGACATGATGAAGTCCATCGCCTACTCCAGCGATCCCGGCGATGTCTCGTTCCCCGGCGATTCGTACCATCTCGCCTCGGAGTCGTGGGTCAAGGTTCACTACCGAGATCACGCCGAGGTGTGGGATGCGGCGCAACAGTCGTATCAAGAGTTGATCGAAGCCAACGAGTTGGCCATCCCCGTGCTGGACGACTACCAATACCACGTCCCGCAGATTGCCGAGTCCCCGATGCGGCGGCTGGAGTACCTCTGCCTCAAGGCGATGGGCGGGAAAGAACTTGGCCCGAAGTACGGAGCACGTCTGGATTACGAACTTGGCGTGATCGAAGGGCTGGGCATGGCCGACTACTTCTTGCTCGTCCACGACTACGTTCAGTGGTGCAACGAGCAGGGCATCTTCGTCATGGCCCGTGGCTCTGCGGCTGGCTCACTTGTCTGCTGGCTTCTCGGGTTCACTCAGGTCGACCCGATCAAGTGGAACCTGACCTTTGACCGATTCCTGACCCCTGACAGGATTCGACCGCCCGACATCGACTTGGACATCGAAGATGTGAGGCGAGCCGATGTCATTGAATACCTACAGGGCAAGTACGAGGTCGTCCAGATCGGCACCTACAACAAGTTGTCGTATGACGAGGACAGTGGCCGAGGTGGCCTCTATGTCCAGTACATCAGTGCCCAGCGCAAGATTCTCGGAGACAAGTTCCCGAAGACGCTCGGGAAAGTGAAGACGCTCCACGACCTAGATGAAGTTCGGCCACAAGATGCCGAGCGAATCAGGAGGCTCGGTGACGTGGCACTGCGCCGTTCCCCCGGTGCCCATGCCGCTGGGTTCCTTGTCGGTGCCCCTCCCTCGCACAACGTATCCGATTGGATACCCACCATGCTCATCCCGTCCTCGGGCACCGAGGTAACGCAGATGATGATGGACGACGTGGAGGATGCGGGCTACATCAAGATCGACTTGCTCGGCCTCCGCTCGCTGGCCACGGTTCGTCGGTGCTTGGAGTTGATCGGCAAGGACGGGCTGGATTGGATTCCGCTGGACGACAAGGAGACGTTCAAGTTCTTACGCAAGGGCAACTCAGAGACGGGCATCTTCCAGTTGGAGGGCTACACGGCGGCCAAGGGATGTCGTGAGGTCAAGGTCAAGACCGTCGATGATCTGATCCTCGTCAACGCTCTCTATCGGCCCGCAACTCGGGACAGTGGCTACGTCGATCTCTTCCACCACAACCGAGACAACAGAGGTTCGATCTCTTACCCGCACCCGATCTTCAAGAACCACCTACAGGAGACGTTCGGAGTTCCGTGCTTCCAAGAGCAGGTGCTCGCCATCCTCCGTGACCTCGGGATGCCGGTGGCCGAACTCAACGCCTTCCTGAAAGCGGTCAAGGGTAAGCACGCCAAGGGCGGCTACTCAGATGAGTCGACGGCAATCTTTGTCAACAACAAGCGCCGGTTTGAGGCGCTCTGTAAGGACAAGGAGATGACCGACGAGCAGACCGAAGAGGCGTGGGAGTTGGTCGAAGGATTCGCCGCCTACGGATTCAACCGTGCTCATGCCACGGCTTACTCACTGCTCGGCTATCAGATGGCCTACCTGAAGACGCACCATTCGGTGCAGTTCCACGCCGCTCTTCTGGAGACATCGGTGGGGACGACGAAGGAAGACCAGTACGTCAAGGAGACACGGCGAGTCGGAGTTCCCGTTCTCGGGGCGTGCATCAACCGGTCGGCAGTCCTGTGGGCCATCGACCCATCGGGGAGGGCAATCCGCAAGGGCTTGTCCTCCATCAAGGGAGTTGGCCCTAAGGCCGCAGATGCTATTGTGGCGAGTGCGCCCTACGAATCTGTGGACGAGATCATCGACCGTTGCCCAGCAAAGTCCGTCACTGGCGGGAAGAGTTGGAAGACGGACGGCACCCTCTCCGGTGTGCTTGAGTCGCTGAGGAAAGCGGGAGCACTGAAAGCCGTGGGAGTTATGCCTTGATCGACATTGACGACTTGAACACAAGTGAGCAGGCCGTTGAGTTCCTGAGAGAGATCGCCACGACTGTCTGGCAGGCGCTCAACGAGATCGACAAGGAGGGAGCATCCTCCATCAGTACGGCGCTCATCGTTTCTAGCCACGTCCTCTTGGAAGAGATGGAGATGGCCGACGAACTTGCACGTTGCCTGATTAGTTCGATTCGGGAGGGGCGCTTCCTAGAAGACGACGCACTACAACTGTTGGCGGCTTGGAAGAAACGCAGGATCGTCAGTGGAGCAGTGGCAAGTGAGTGAACAGTTAGTCCTATTCGACCCCGACCAATACAGCGAGGAACGTAGTGAGCAAAGCCCAAGAGTTGATGGCCGAGATCAACAAGGCTCTCGGGGAGGGGACAGTCAAACTCGGGAGTGACGAGTCACTTCTGGTCAAGCGTCTCCCCACGGGCGTTCTGCCCATCGACCATCTGCTTGACGGTGGCATCCCCACCGGCAGATTCACGGAACTCTTCGGGGCTTACAGCACCCTGAAGTCATACATCGCCCTGTCGTGCATTGCACAGACACAGAAGAGCGGCGGAGTCTGTGCCATCGTTGACACAGAGCACGCCTACGACCCCGTGTGGGCCGAGTCCATTGGCGTGAACACCGCTGACCTCATTTACCAAGCCCCCGAGACGGGTGAGGAAGCGGTCGATGTCACTGAGGTCTTGGTCCGCAACGGGGTCGACCTTGTGGTGTGGGACTCGGTGGCGGCCACGTTGCCGCAGGCCGAGAGCACCAAGAGGATGTCCAAGGAGTCCGTCCAGCCCGCTCGGCTGGCGGCGCTCATGTCGCTCGGTATGCGGAAGTTGACCGCCGCCAACGACCACACCGCCATCCTCTTCATCAACCAAACCCGCCTGAACGTCGGTGTCGTCTTCGGTGACCCTGAGACAGTTCCCGGTGGCCGAGCACTTCCCTTCTACGCCTCGTACCGTGTGGCGCTCCGTAAGGCGGGGAAGGAGAAGGAGTCGGTCGATACCTACGACTCCACCGGCAAGAAGACGACCGTGAACCAAGTCACGGGCCACAAGATTCGTGCCACACTGGAGAAGTCGAAGTTGTCGGCTCCCTCCCGTGACGTGCTCTTCACGTTCGACCTGACGAGCGGACAGGTAGACGAGATCGGGTACGCCCTCAGCGCTGGGCTGGAGAAGGGCATCGTGAAGCATGAAGGTAGGTCGTGGTGGGTAGACGAGACGGAGAAGACAGTGGGAGCCGAGAAGTTCCGTGGCTGGCTGAGGGATCATCCCGAGGTAGTGGAGATGATTCGGCAGGAACTCTTGGAGCCAAGTGGAAGCCAAGAAGCCGACAGCAAGAAGGTCGGCTGACCGAGAAGAAGATCGCCAAAGACCTCGGGGCTAGGACGCATCCCAACTCGGGAGCATTGAGAATCAAGCACGACGCATCGGACGCTGAGACGTTGTACGAGATCAAGGATGCCAACAAGTCCTACAGCCTGAAGGCCGACGAGTTGCACACCCTTTGGGTACGCTCGGCTAGAGAGTCCAAGGAGCCGGTCTTCATCATCAAGTTCAAGCACCTCGGGATGACCGCCACCATCACGATGACCAAGGAGATGTAGTGAGTCTGAAGCAACACATCAAGATCGCCAAGCGCAACACAAAGATCACGCCTAAGTTGCACGCATGGCTAAATAACAATGATGGAGTACGAGTAGAGGATGAAGTTACGGCCAAGCGGGTCTTGGACATCCTCGCCCCGAGCGAGCACGACCGGTCTGGCGTGTTCCACCCGTCGCAGTTGTACCAGTGCCCTCGGCTACAGGTCTTTGAGTATTACGGGGTCGACAAGCGTGAGCAGTACAACCCGACGCTCCGCAACCTCTTCAACGATGGACACTTTCGCCATCTGCGCTGGCAAATCATGTTGCTCAACGCTGGCATCCTCACCGACATCGAAGTGAAGGTGTCGATCCCTGAGTACAGGCTGGCAGGGTCGATGGACGGCGTGAACACTGACGAGGGTTGGATGTTTGAGTTGAAGGGCACCAGCCAGTACCAGTCGGTTGTCAGCCGTGGAGCGATGCCCGCCCACATCAAACAGGTCAACGCTTACCTCATGGCGAGCGGGCTGGATCAGGCTCTCATTGTCTACGAAGACAAGTTGTCACAGCAGTGGCAGGAGATCGAAGTATCCAAAGACCCGAAGATCGTGGACGAGATTGAGTCCATCCTCCAAGACCTGAACCGAGCAATAGAAACTGGCGAGTTACCGGAGATTCTGGATGAGTGTAAAGATCAAGAAGGCGCACGATTCAACCGTTGCCCCTATGGCGGGGTCTGCCACAAACTCCGCAACCGAGACGACATCATTGAGGCTCTTCCACCTGAACGAAGGGTTGCCATCCCTAGTTGAGATGCAGGCCGAGTTGGACGAGTACACCTCCGTCCTCATGGGCCACGAAGAGCCGCCAATCGACCAAGGCGACATGACGTTGCTGGAGTACGCCAACGCCGTCTACAGCCGTGCGATGGAGTTGACCATGTTGCTCCAGCGGGCCGAGGCATCGGGTGTCGTGGTCCGAGGATCGAAGGTGTACAAGTTCAGGACCGGTGAGTTGAGGACGTTCACTGAGATGGCGGGCAGGGCGATTGACCTCGGAAGTCGCAGGGTCACTTACGCCAAGATGGAATACTCTATGGGGTATGGATGAGTTCGTCGTTCTCGGCATTGACCCAGCGGCCACGAAGGTCACATTTGTCGCTATCACTGACATCGACTTCTTCGTCCAGCACCACAAGCGGCTTGGCAAGAGCGGTGGAGAAGCCTGCAATAGCGCATGGCATTTGACCAACACCCTGCTCTTCGACATCAATCAGATATGGCCGGGGGCAACGATCTACCCATTTATCGAATCGCCTGTCGTCGGCAGAGGTGGCGTTCGGTCTACTATGGTGCAGTGCTTTACCTCAGGTGCCATACAGGCGGCGCTCCATAATGCAGGACTTGACACGCAAACAGCCAATGTCTCGTCGTGGAAGAAGTCCGTCGTCGGGCGAGGCAATGCGACTAAAGAAGAAGTCGCCAAACATCTACGACTTCGATGGCCTGCTCTCCACCGACGAGCAGGTGGCAATCAGGACATCGTTGACGCTTCCTGCATTGCCCTCTACGGACAACAACTACTTAGCGAGTGAGTGGTTCGGGCTTGCCGCCTGCAAGGGTCAAACTCTCAAGTTCTTCCGCCACTCATGCTCCAAGAGGTGCGGCCACCACCCGAACGGGTGTTCCCGTATCAAGAATGTCAGGGAGTGCCGAGCGATCTGCGCCGGATGTCCGGTGCTAGAGCACTGCCGAATCTGGTCGCTCAACACGGAACTGCCCTACGGATTAGCGGCGGCTTTGACCGAGAGCGAGAGAGATCAATGGCAGGAGACGTACCCTAGCCGTGAGGGATGAGTGGGGCTATGGTGAGTCGGAGAACTGCCCGCACTGAAAGATCGGAAGACTGTGGCCGAGAACAAGCCTAAGAACCTCTTTGGTGAGACAGGTGTAACGGGCCTTCGTCGTGCGGGCGGGTATGTGCAGGAAGAGTTCCTGCCACAACTCGCCGGTTATCGGGCGATTCAGGTCTACCGAGAGATGCGGGACAACGATCCCGTCGTCGGTGCCATCCTCTACGCCATCGACAAGTTGGTCCGACAGGTGCCGTGGCGAGTTCAGCCTGCCTCCACCAAGTTGGAAGACCAGCGCTCGGCCAAGTTCCTTGAGTCCTGCCTGAACGACATGAGCACGTCATGGGAAGACACGATCAGTGAGATTCTGTCGATGCTCGCCTACGGGTGGTCGTTCCATGAGATCGTCTACAAGCGCCGAGAGGGCGACAAACGTGACTCAACTCGCCGGTCGAAGTACGACGATGGCGCTATCGGCTGGAGGAAGTTGCCGATTCGTGCTCAGGAGACTCGCCAAGAGTGGGCGTTCGATGAGAGCGGTGGGATTCAGGGCATGTACCAGTCCTCGCCTCCCGACTACACCCTGACCTACATCCCGATGGAGAAGAGCCTGCTCTTCCGCACCACGACGGCCAAGAACAACCCCGAGGGACGTTCCGTATTGCGGAACGCCTATCGGCCTTGGTACTTCAAGAAGCGGATCGAAGAGATCGAAGCCATCGGCATTGAGCGTGACCTCGCTGGCTTCCCGATCATGTACGTCGACCCCGACATCATGCGAGACGATGCCCCCGGCTGGAAACAGACGATCTTCAATGACTACAAGGATGCGGTCGTCAACATCCGCCGTGACCAGCAAGAGGGTCTGATCCTCCCCGCCATCTACGACGAGGGCGGGAACCAGATGTACAAGTTGGAGTTGCTTTCGGCTGGAGGCTCCCGCCAGTTCGACACGAATCAGGTCATCACTCGCTACGACCAGCGAATCGCCACCACGGTGCTGGCCGACTTCATTCTTCTCGGTCAGGCAAACCACGGCTCTTACGCCCTGAGCAGTGACAAGACCAACCTCTTCGCCGTGTCGATTCGGACGTGGCTTGAGATCATCCGCACCGTGATGAACCAGTACGCCATCCCGAGGCTCTTTGAGGTCAACGGGTTCAAGGTCAAGAAGTTGCCCGAGTTGGCTTACGGCGACATTGAGACACCGCCGCTCACCGAGATCGGTACGTTCATTCAACAGTTGGCCGGTGCCGGTGCGCCGCTCTTCCCCGATGACCTTCTGGAGAACCACCTCCGCAAGATGGCTCACCTCCCCGAGCGTCGTGAGGCCGCCGTCGGTGCGATGGAGGATGCTGGCAAGCAACAGGGTCAGACTCCCGACAACCCCGCTACCAAGACGGCACCCAAGCCGCAGGAGAACGCACCAGACGCTAAGACGGAGGAATAGCCCGTGCCTTCCTCCGCTGACTTCTCCAGCGAAGAGATACTTGACGAGATCATCTCACTGACTGTTCAGTTTGAGGATCAGTACAAGCAGGCGTTCTATCGCTCCATCGAAGAGTCGATTGCCGATCCCGCACTGCTAGAACTCCTGCAAGACATCTCCGATGGCACGGTCATCGACATGACCCCACAGGTTGAGGACGTGCTCAGGAACCTCAACGTGCCGGTCGATGAACTGATCGACGTGCTACGAGATGCCATGATGCGGGTCGGTCAGGTCACGGCTGACACCATCGGCCTTGAGATCGCCTTCGACATGACCAACCCTCGGGCCGCTCAGTACGCCGCAACTCTCGGGGCGAGAAGCATCAATGCGTCCGAGGCAGTTCGCCAGTCGATCCGTGAGATCGTCAAGCAGGTGGTCGAAGGCGAGATGTCGATTCAGAACGCCAAGCGGCTCATCAAGGAGCGGGCTGGCCTTCTGCCCCAGCACTCTCAGGCCGTTGCCCGTTACTACGACAACCTCGTTGCCAGTGGTTCCACCGCTCGGCGGGCACGGGAGTTGGCGAACCAGTACGCCAACCGGTTGCTCAACTATCGGGCCGACATGATCGCCCGCACCGAGATCGGGGCGGCTCAGAGTTACGGCCAATGGGAGTTGTGGCAACAGGCTCGGGATGCGAGCCTCGTCCCGCTTGATGCCATGCGGATCTGGATGACCGCCAAAGACGAGCGGGTCTGCGATGTCTGTGGGCCGATGAACGGGCAGGTTGTTTTCATCGACGGGGTATGGTTCACACCG